TCACGAATTTTGTGATAATTGCAGACTTTCAAGTGCTGATATTCTTGATTCCAGGCGATCAGACCTCCTTCGCTGATAAGCCGCCTCAAGCCATGCGCACTGATCAGGTCTTAACCCCCACCTCTCTCCAGCGGGAGTAAGTAACTCTTCCCATTCATCCTTCACCTTTTCTGACCATGCCTCTTTCAAAATCGCTTGAGAACCATCTGGGTTAATAATTCTTGAAAATACAGCTGGATGTTCCACATACTCAGGTGGGTGAGTCACATACTCAGCATCCCACTTATCATAGCAAAGCAATCCGTATTTTGTACCATCTAAGCCATGGGCTATAAACGCATCACGGACTTGCTGAGCTATAGCTCCGAAGTGCCATCTGGCTGAATCCTTTCCTTTAAGGCTGACCATTTCTAACCACTGGAAGACAATAATATTAACAGAACCCCATGCATCAAGGACCACATCTGATATTTCTTCAGGGTCTGTCTTTTCGTTGCCATCCGAAGTTTGTACAGTGCCCGTTCCGGCGTAAACGGCCGACCATCTGTTTGCGGAATCCCCCAACGGAGTGAGATTATCATCCCCAGCAGTAAATGCGCTCAACGTGGTTGCACGTGGCTTAATTTTGGCCCGAATGGCGCCGCCTTGAACAAACTGAATTGCAATATCTTGGCTAACCCCTAGGGATGCGCCCGAATTATCAGTATGCAAAAAACCATAAAAAGGTGTTGCAGGGGCTGTCCCGCGAAAGTGAAGCGCGAAATCTGTGCCTCCAACTACTGGGTCAAAACCGAATCCAGCTGACCCCTTGTGATATGCTTTTGCACTATTTGGCGCATAAAATGTATATCCTGTGGTTTGCCTGGTCTGAAATGCAACGTTAATCCCCGAGGCCGCCTTTAAGTCCTCAAGGTAAACACCTGTCTGTTGTTCTAGTGTTCCACCACCGGTAATAGCTACATCATTTATGAATATCCCACGGCGATCACCAACTGTTCCAGCTCCAGATATGTTCGGGGCTGAGTAATAACCATAGGTGTTATCCAGACGATTTGAACCACGATAGCTTATGCGATCCTGAAAAGAATGAGCGTGCTCTTGATGATGACTGCCATATATAATTAACGTCGAGTCGAATGCGCCATAGCCATCTAAAGCTGTTCCCTGATCCAATACTGTTTTATCGGCAAACGCATGACAGTTGAACGGTGTATTTGAAAGCAAGCGACTTACATTTATTGCATCGCGTAATGAATCAGGTGCAGGCCACTCCGCCCCTGGAACACCAACAGGCTGATCACCTACAATAAGGTTACCGAAAGTTGATTTAACAGTAAGTGAAGGCATGTCAACATGACCTTCAAATTCATCACCTGCTTTTTTAACAGCCCCATAAACAAGCGATACACCCTTACCTGATGCAGATGAGGCAAGATCTGCCCTAAGTGAAGCATCACCTACACTAATCCACTTCCCCATCCCTATCCCGCCAGTGTTATCTGGCGTTGAGCCAGCAGGTACTGGCTTTGGTAATGCCCCGTCCCAACGGTAATACTCTCCATTCGTTTCATCCTGTAGCACCTGATTAGGAAGAGTTAATTCATTGTTCGGTAATGGGGCCCCAAGTTGAAAACTTTTCAGAGTAACATAGCCAAACGCCGCAATAGCTTGCTGAGCAAGCCAACGCAAACCTTCAATGGTGTAATGCTTGTTACCGAAGCGATCGGTATAGGTCCAGCCCATAGACGTAACAAATTCATCAATTTTCCCCGCGTTAAATTTAAGGTCTCGCGGAGATTCACTTGGTACTGGGAGATTGGTTGGTTGGGTAGCCATATTAATTCCATAAAAAAACCCAGCGCTGTGGCCGGGTCTGGTTGCTGTTAATTTCTGTCAGGAATAAATCAGATCGCTGTACTCTGCGAGCGTGAGGGATGTCGTTCCATCAGAGTTTGGTTTCTTCTCGGTGACAGTCCATTGGGTGCCATCTAACTCTTCAGTAGTGGCGATCACATATCTGGATGGTGACTGAACATTGTAGCCGTCATATATATTGAGCTGGACGGGAGGAATGGCTGCGGTAAATCCGAAATCAGTATCTGCACGGCGAGATGCTTTATATCTTGCCGTCGGATTACCAAGAGAATCACTCACCAGAACATACATATCACCCTGCCAGTTTATTCGCTCACTCGTTTCGAAGTTATTACCTGAACGTGAAACGATATAACCGGCCTGCTGATTAGTATCGTAGGTGTCCGCCACAACAATGAGATCCCCTGGTGAAACGTATTCACCATCAGCTAGCACCTTGCAGGCCATCCGAACGCGAGAATAAAACAGTCGCATAGCCTCTAGTCTTGCCCTGTCTCTGGCCTGCGCAGTATTGCGGCATCCTTTCAGCGTTACCTTCAGAGGCGTCTGCGCTTCCTCTTCAATAATCCCTGAGTCGGTTACACGGTAACGAATGTACGCTTTCTTATTCGTCGCCGGGTTGACATACTCAACCTCGACACCGTCATACTGCCCGGGCATACGCATGTCGTAGGTCATCCTGAACTCTTCCGCCACCATGTTGGCCCGGTTAAATACTGCAGCCTGTGTACTGCGCTTCTCATCCCTGCTGAACGTCAGCACCCCCTGATCCCAGTACGCAATCACCCGGGCGACATTGCAGATAGTTTCGATACGCGCCCCGAGAGAGATATCCTCATCGTCGAAGGTGTAATCGAAATAGGCCAATTCAGCAGGTGATATGCTGTTAGCTATGCGATACAGCTCGTACAGGTCTATCGTTGAGGCAGGTTGCTCACCCATTACCAGCCAGGTATGCGACGCGGCATCAGCAAATGACCGTGATGGCCGAAGTGAGTAATCAACCTGCCCTGTCGCCATATCGTAGCTGATGGTGTGACGGGTAATGAGAGCATTATATTTCCGTTCACGTAGGCTGGTGGCTTGCTCGGTTGCCCTAACTGTTACCCTGACCAGGGTGTCATCAGGATGGACTTCATTCTGACGGACGTTAATCGAGTGAACCGCCTCAACCTTAGCGATGCTTTGATCATTACTGTTGTTCGTGCGGTAAAACGAGAGAGCATACCTGCCGTAGCCAGCAGTAGGCGGTATTTTATACGTCTGATAGTACGTATCTGTCTTGTCGCCAGCCGCCAGAGCTGTCTTAAACGTCTGGTTTGTGCCTGCCACCTCTACGTTTTCGTCATTAATCTGCCAGATATCGATAGTTATCTCGGCAGCCTCATCTTCTGCTAGCTGGGCCTGCAGGTGAACCCACAATTGCTCTCCTGGCAGCGGAGCGTAAACAGGCCCGACAATCACCACGCGGTTATCATTCAAGATAAATTTGGTTGTGTTGATAGTAACGTTCTGAGGTATGACGTTCGCGTCAGAGCCGGTCAGGTTATTAAAGTAGAAGGTGTAATATTGCTGCGGATTAACCACCGCCCCATCGGACGTTATAGTTGCACTAAACAAATCAGCGTTGATAGTGGCATCGTGAGTCACTTGCCCCAATGCCGTGACATAGGTGACGTTAATCACAAAGCTGACCGGGTGAGGCCTGTTCAGGTTGTAGAAATAATCGAACTCTGCCTGCTTCCGGATCTGAACGCTGATCTGCCCGCCCGCGTATGTCCCTGCGACTACCGTAGTCGCTGTGGCCGTCTGGTATGGCGTGCCACTGCTCTCGTTAGGCCCCGGAAGCTCCTGCCCATCCACATCATCGAATGCGAAACCCTCATAGATAAGAGGTATCACTTGCCCGGGCTGGAATATCTCATAGCTCGCACCTGCCAGCGCTCCGATAGATGATTCAGAGTAACGGACATCCTCAACCGTATAAGTGCCGAGTCCGAAGTTCATCCACTCCGTGACGTATTTCAGGTTGCTCTCGTACTCGAACAGAGACTCCTGTATGAGGTCAGGATAAGCACGCACGCGGCCATAAACATCAGGGCGGGCTTGATACGTACGGGCGACGTTTGTCTGCCCGGTGAGGCGGTTATTCGGAGACTCCTTAGCGTTGGTGTCGGCAGCACTGAAACTCTGCTTTGGCATCAGAAATCCCAGCACCTGCTGAACAATCTTGAATACCGGGCTGAGAACCTTGCCGATAACACTCTTTGGCTGCGAGAATATCTGGATGCTGTGCATTTCTGTAAGTGGGAAAGCCAGCTCTGCATCGTCACCCAGCTCGACGCCGTTCATGACGATCAGCACATCACTGAAGAAATCCCTGCTGACTAGCCAGTCGTAGAAGATAGCACCTGCAGGTAGCTCTACACGCTCTTTAGGCTGCCCTGGCACGTGCTGAATTTGAATAATCGGCATGTGTTAAATACTCCACCCGCGTGAAAAGTTTCTCTATTACCCGAATGCGGTCATGCCGGACGCCGCCCCCATCACCACGGCTGTGCAAAGCCGCTCCATTAGCAATTACACCAACGTGCTCCTGCCGGTCGCCAACATATGCGATGAATATTCCGTCCTCGACTGGCATTGGGCTGCGTTTCCAGAACACAACCTCATCGCTGTAGCAGGTAAGAAAATCGCTGCCGGACTCATAGCCAGCCAAATGGTGCAACTCTATTCCCAGCACATGCCGGTAATAAAGAACTACCAGGCCCCAGCAGTCGCAGGCCGCCATAGTGCAGGCGCGATCAACCCACGGAACGCCAATCATCCGGTTAATGAATTGCTCTTTATCCATATGGTTACCCATTCACGAGTCCGGGCCATTCAGCCGGGTCATAGAGGCGCCCAATGTTTCTGTTGAGGGGATTGGACATCGACAGACTGACGTTAACGTCAGTGCCGTCCATGTTGCAGTCACTGACATAGAGCGTCCATGCATTTACCGCTGTGCTCATATTGTCGGCATCGAATCGGCGGATTGTGCAGGTGATCGGCGTAGCACGAGAAAAGCCGCGCCATGCCTTCAGCTTCTGCTTGAAGTCCTGCGCTAACTGGCTGAACTTGAGGGTGCTGTCGATTACCGGCGTGTTGCTCTGCTGGCTCTCGGTTAGCTCAAATCGGCATGGCTCATAAGCCACGCCACCCAGGGTCTTTGGAAACACCTGGTCAGCAACAAGCCGCACATAGCCGAATGTCGGGTGATAAAACTCTACCGTTTCATACATGATGCGATTAGGGCGTTGAGCCTTGTACTCTCTGTATGTCGGCATCAGTTAACCCTCGGAATCGACTCCGGGTCGCGCCCGTCATCGTAACCAGTAACCACCACATCCAGCCAGTTGCCCCAAGGCGGCGGCAACTCGACGATGATGTCTGCAAACTGGTCGTCATCACTGACAATCTTCCTGCAGATGACATCACCAGACCATGTGAATACAGAGCCGCTTTGCGACCATGACGGGGAGGAGAGGAAGTGCAACTCCTGCGTTTCAACTCCAGAATCACCAGTGCCTGTACCAAGCGCCATCGTGAACCACTGATTACCGTTATCGAGATATGCAGGGCTGCGCAGCCACTGATAGAACGCACGGTGCTGGTCTTTGGTGAGTATCCATGTCAGGGAGAAAGAGGTCTTGAGGTCATCAGTGAGCTTCTGGAATATCGGTGCGCCGACCTGCGGATTATCGACTCTGAAACCCGTATCCGTGGTCGGCGTTTTCCCCTTCTGCGCCAGTGGCAGCCAGTCGGGATAAGGTATTGCCATTCTATCCTCCAACCGCCCGGCGCGGTGCGTTGTGGTAGGTCTGGATTGCCTGGCCTATCTGGCCGCCGTTGGCAATGTCCATCACGATGGTCTGTATGCTGATATTGCCGTTAGCGTCCCTGCTAGCCTGCGTGTCAACCTGAGCGCTGCTTGAATAGTTTTCGACGCTGTTGAGGATGGTTATCCCTCCTCCGCCCTGCATGTCCTTGTTGCTGATTACCCTGCCATTGTCACCGGGGATCATGTACTGCTTCCCGGTGCTGGCCTGATAAATCTCAGGCATTCCGCCCTCGCCTACGCGGTACATCGAGCCCGCAGACACCGGCCCACCGTTCTTACGTGCGCCAGCGAGTGCAATGGCCTGCGCGCCAGCTACTGTGCTGGCAAGAGCAGCAGAACCTGCCACCGCTGCACCACCTGCCGTTGCTGTCGCCGCAAGAGCCGCAGGAGTGGCCCATGCCGCACCTGCTGCTGCTGCCTGCGCTGCCGTAGCAGCAATAGCCCCACTGCCAAGCGTCTGCTGCAGGATAAGGTTTTTCGCGTACTCAACACCCATCTGAACGAAGGAGTTGATAACGCTATTGAGGATAGTGCGACCGAGAGAAACCAGAGCCTCGTTAACACTCATGCTTCCAGTCAGAATGCCTGTCAGCGCATTTGAGGCGTTACCTGCGAGAGAATCGAATGCGGCTGCAGCGGCCATTGTGGCAGCGTTCTGTTGCGCGAACTCATCCCACATAGCGGCAAGTCGCTGCTGCCGGTACTGCTCCTCGATCGACGAGCGAACCGCCTCTACTTCCGCAATCTTTTGCGGGTACAAGGTGGCGTATTGATTTAGCTGCTCCATTTGCTTCTGGAATGAGTTATCAACTGCGGCAACTGGAGATGCTTGCCCTTGAAGGTTAGCGAAGCTCTGATTGGCCTCCTTACGCTTCTGCTCCTCTTCTTTAGCCGTCTTTGTTGCTTCAGCTACGTCATAGAGCTTTCCTGCAAGCTCGCCTGCCTGTTGCACCTGCTGCGCAGTGGCTGCTGCTCCTATCTGTTGCTGGGCTGCAAGAACTGCCGCCTCTCTACCCATTCCCTGTTGCTGCAACACAGCAATTTCGTACTTATCAGAAAGCTGATCCAATTGGTTGACGACCTGCTGTTGGGCAGCGGCAGACCTTTTAGCAGCAGCCTCAGCCTCTGAGGCTGCCTTTTTCTGGTCACTTTCCTGTTTCTTCAGTGCTTTCTGCTCATCTTCATAAGCTTCAATCTTGTCGTAGCTTGCATCGATTGACTGCTTCTCAGCATCGGTTGCGCCAAGAAGCCCGGCCACATATTTAGCTCGTTCTCTTGCTGTGAAACCGACTGTTGCGGCCTCATTTTTGGCGGCCTCTACCAACTTATTCAATTGCTCTGCATTACCAGACAGCGCCTGTTTTGATGCCTCGGCTGTGCCTGTGAGGTTATCTAACGCATTTTTTAGAACGTTAATAGCATCTGTAGCATTGGCTGCGGAGATATAGTTCTGGTTTACAACATTGGTAAGTTCATTAAGTTTGGGGTTGGCATAGCCAGTCTGCTCGCTAAGTGCTGAAAGAGCTGATGCCGCAGACTTCATGCTTTCGGCGGTTGGCTCCTTCTGTAAATCACGAAATACTTTTACTAAGCCAACGGCTTGTGTCTGAGTGATCCCAAAAGTCTCAGACATTGATGTCGTGACGTTGTTAAGGATGTTCAGGCCAGCAATGTTTCCTTCATAGCTACCACCCAGGTCTTTAAGTGCAGCAGAGACATCAACCCCCTTCCCTTCTAGGGTGGTCAACTGGCTTTGCGCGGCCGACATGCTGTTTTTCCAGGTGCCAATGTCATCAGCTTGGTCGTTAATGGCTTTCCCGGCTGCCATGATGGCTTTTTGTGCGTCAGTGACAGCAACGGCAATCTGTGCCTTGGCTGCATCTGAACTGACAGTGGCCAGACGTTGTATCTTCTCCGATAGCGCACTTACTCCAGAGTCTGTCTTAACTACTGTTTCAGCCAAAGCCTTCTGCGCCGTCTCAAGCTCCTTTGTTGCATCCTTTGAATTAAATAGGGAAGGAAGCAGAGCACCTGCAATAGCGCCTGTTATTGCGATGATGGCACCAATAACTGCGCCGCCCGGACCGAAAATAGAAGCTATTTGCGAGCCCTGCTGAGCGAACACCATCATCGCGTTCTGCCCCATCTGCAACTGCACTGCAATATCTTGAACCTGATAACCTAGGTTCCCGAATACGTTACGCAGGTTACCCATTCCTCTCGTTGCTATGCCGACAGACTGTGCAGTATTGGTAAGTTGCGTCTCCAGCTTTTTGAACTGGTTTATATTATCGTCCAGGGCGGCTTCAATTTCGCTTAAGACTTTGTTTACCTGTCTGCCACCTTGCAGTAGAGGAGCAACGTCAGCACTAACTTCATATACGATGCCACCTGCACTTTCTGCACCTGCCATATATTTCTCCGGCCATAAAAAAACCCGCCGGAGCGGGTTAGTTATTTTTTAGCGCCAAGGCTGTTTATGTAGCCTATAACCTCTTCAGACTGTTTGCATTGCGGCTGAATACCCATATCGCCATTCGATTTCTTGCAGTTCTCATTAGGCTGTTGGGTGCAATCCCGCACCGCTTTGACACAGGAGACTGGCGTTGGAGTTCGGATTGATTATTTAGCCCGCCACTGTGCGGGCGTTTTTTATTCACAGGTTCGATTTCCAGTCCGGAGGTATAACACATGCAACATAACCTGCAACCCGACTCGCTGGTTGATCTGAAATTCATCATGGCAGATACTGGCTTTGGGAAGACGTTCATTTATGATCGCATCAAGGACGGTACTCTTCCCAAGAGCAAGCTGATTCATGGCCGGGCGAGGTGGTTATATAGTGAGCACTGCGAGTTCAAGCAAAAGCTCCTGAGCCGCCTCCATGGGTAAAATAGCGGGTAAAAATAAATACAACCTTAAATTTTTCCTTTCCATTCAATCCCCTGCTATGCAAATTAGATGTATGCAGGGGACACCATGACCATTTTTTACCGCCTCCGATAAACCCCATCAAACCCGCGCTACACAAGGCTTAGGGCCATAATTGTTATCCAGCCATTTCCACTAAATAGCACCCATAAACACAACTCAAAGTGTCCCCGTAATGTACCCTCCCGCCATTAGAACTTCGGGAGGTACACTTGCCACTAACCAACATCGAAATAAAGAACGCCCAGCCGAAAGACTGGGAATACATCATGTCCGACAGTGGTGGTCTGGTGATACTCATCAAACCATCCGGCGCTAAGCTCTGGCGGTACCGCTACTCCATCAACGCCAAAAAACAAAAGCTGTCGCTAGGTTCATATCCCGAAATATCACTCTCGCAGGCTCGCATCCGCGCCGCTGACGCGCGTGCAAAAGTCGCCCAGGGTATCAGTCCTGTCACCGAACGCCGGGAAAAGAAACAGGCCAGTAAGATCACCAACTCATTCGAAGGTGTTTGTCTGGAATGGCAGGCAACCCGCAGGGCTACGTGGTCAGATATCTACGCCGCGGATACCAAACGCCTATTCGAGCGTGATGTGTTTCCCGTTCTGGGCAAGCGCCCTATTGGTGACATTCAACCACTGGAGCTGTTAGAGCTGCTGCGCAAGATAGCGGATCGCGGCGCGAACGAGCTCGCCACCAAAGTACGCCGCCGCTGCGGTGAGGTTTATGCCTACGCCATTGTGACCGGGAGAGCAAAATACAATCCTGCACGCGACCTCGCCACTGCTATGCAACGTTTCCAGCGCGGGCATTACCTTTCCCTTGATGCATCTGAATTGCCTGCATTCCTGACAGCACTGGACACAACCACCGGGAACATCATGGTGAACCTTGCCGTTCGCTTGCTAATGCTGACCGGGCTACGCCCCGGCGAGTTGCGTAAAGGCGAGTGGCGTGAGGTCGATTTTGATAACGCCATATGGGAGATACCAGCCGAGCGTATGAAGGCGCGCCGTCCGCATCTTGTCCCGCTGTCGAAACAGGCTATCGAATTGCTTCGTTCCGTTTACGCCATCAGTGGCAACTATGGGCTGATGTTCCCAGGCAGAAATGACGTCACTCGCCCAATGTCAAACATGGCAATGAACCAACTTATCAAGCGCTGCGGTTACGGGGATAAGCTGACCGGGCATGGATTCAGGCACATGATGAGCACCATTTTGCATGAGCAAGGCTTTAACAGCGCATGGATAGAGCTGCAGCTCGCCCACGTTGACCAAAACACCATTCGGGGTACATACAATCGAGCCCAATACATCGACGGGCGTCGAGAGATGATGCAGTGGTATGCGAATCACATATTAAGCAAACCAGCCACCCACAACGACCCAGCCAAAGCCAAGGCAGCAGCCACCAAATAACAACCCGCCCGGAATTGCTGCCCGGGCATATTTTGAGAGACCGGAGACCATGAAAAAAGCATTCACCAACAGGCGCGCAACCGCATCCCTTCAATCAACGGTGGGTGGCTGCAATGTCTGGATAGTTACCGCGCTGGTAAACCAGCGAAACAACGGCGAGAAGCGCCATTGCTGGCGCATAGCCGTCCCGGTATCCGCAGGCAAGAAAGGGATAGCCCTTGCCGTCCGCAAGGCGCTGAGCGAGCCAGTGGACGCAGAGAACTACGCCCTGATGGATGAATGGAGCAAGCCGCACTGGTTCACGCTGGCCCGGCAGGCTATCGCCATGCCTACAGCCATTTACCGCATAGGAAAGCCAGCAACGCCAATCTCACTGGCTCAACGTTCAGCCAAAACAAAGCGCAAAGCCGCAGCGCTCAAAGCCGCCCGGCAGGAGTCAGAGGCAGCCGCGCAGCGCCGTATGGAGCGATGGGCGAAAGATGAGGCAGCCGCGCAGGCCGCACAGCGCCGCGCCAACAATCCAGACCTGATAGCCCGCCGGATTCATGAGCAACAACGACAGGAGCGAGAGCAGGCCGCAGCACAGCGCCGTCACATCGACAGAAATCAGGGTGAATGCGGATTTGCCCTGCTGGAGCTGGTGGATGAGCTGGGGGCCGTTGGCATCAACTACACCCCGGCGCAATTCGCACAAATCGCCATCGCGCGTGGCTTGATTGCCGAGAAGTCACGCAAGGCCATGACTGCCCTCGCTCTGCGCAACCTGACGCAGATTGCCTCGGCAGCCCTTTAACCAACCTGCCCGGATAGCCGAGCATAACCAGAGGAATGACCTGTGGGCAAGCAACTGACCGCACTGATTATCGCCGTCCTACTGAGCGCACCCGCAATGGCTGATGACTACACATGCAAATCAACCGCGCCCAATGGCTTTGACACGCTGGGCACCGCCGCGCTGGAGCAGCACCACAATTCAGCGGGCGACCTGATTATGACCGTAGTCCTGAATGGAGAAGTGTTTTCCGGCGAGTACCCGGATTCGGTTAACCCGATGATGACCGCCCCGGCCTATAACGTGGACGGTAACGCTGCAATTGAAATGCTGCATCGCTATCTGGCATCAGCAGAGGGCCCGACCATTGAGGGGGTATTTATCGAGCGCAAAACCAGAGATACAGATGACGTGTGGCAATGCCGACCGCAAGAGCAATGGGCGCTGACCCTTGCCACCGGGTCGAACAGACCAGCTGACCACGGCGACCCGGCCAAAACCAAAGCAGCAGCAGCCAAAGCAGCAGCAGAAGTGGCAGCCAAATAACACCCCGCCCGGCCATCCGGGCATAACCAGAGGAACGACCATGAGCAAAATAACCCGCACCATGTTGGAGGGCCTAATTGCCCGCGTCTACTACATCAACGGGCGCGAGGCCGCCGCTGATTTTTGTTGCAGCCACGACAACCCGATCCCGCCAGCTGATAGCCGCATCGGCCTGATGACAATCGCCCTTGTGGAGCTGAAAACCGGCTTTGTGATTACAGGTCAATCAGCCTGCATCGACCCGGCCAACTACGACGCAGCAGAAGGCCGCAAATGGGCGCTGGAGGACGCTATCGGCAAGCTGTGGGATTTGCATGGGTATCACGTCGTCGCTATGCAGGCGCAGCGCCAACCCCGCGTATTTGCGCCGCAGGATGAAAGTCACCGGAGTTATGACCGCATGAGCGATGCCGCACTGAATGAGGCGGCGGGCAACGGCGATACAGACGCCAGCATTGAAATGGATATCCGGCGCGAGCTGGCGCGAGGCTGACGCCACGACCAATGAATACTACGCCGCCACGTTCGGCAGAGACATGAAACCAATCCGGGCGGATTGAGCTCATCCACTCAATAAAACCACCCTTCTTCCGTAACCGCCAATACTATGACCGATACACTAAAAGCGCTGAAAGAAGCAGCAGAACAAAGCAAGCTGATTGCTGAAAACCTAACGACTCAAACAAGAGCGGCATTTGCTGCAGCAGCTCACGCTCAATCGGCTTACATAGCTGCAGAGATACGCCTGCAGGACGGGAATGATGGTGACTTAGCCGGTTCAGCCCAGAAAACCACTGCAGAGGAGGTTACAAAGTTACACGGCAATCCTGTCGTCACCCCCGAAGATTACCACAGGGACAGAATAGCCAAATCAGAAGCGGCAATAACCAACCTTGAGCATGAACTTGCAGAGGAAAGAGACAGGCTCGACATATACAAGCAAAATCTGCTCGAATGCCAAAGCGGAGAGGACTTAAGCCGTCACGTTGAAAGAGATCGCCGTGCTGAGTTCTGGCTTGAACAGCTGCAGACCAAATACCGCAACTACCCTGAATCAGACATCGCCATAGTTCTGGATAAGGCTAGATTCTCATCTATCGACTTGTGCTATTTGGTTGTCGATATGGCGGGAATAATCAAAGCAGAGAACAGAAAAAATATAGATGCGATATTCAAGCTGGTGGACTGTAACGGTACGGTAACCACCCCCGGCTTTGACCCCAAACACGCCGCCATTCTTCAGCAGATATGGAACAGGCCATTTGATACCAATAGCCGAACCATCAAGCCTGTAAACATCCAACATATGACTGACAGATTTGCGCTTGAATTGTCATTCCAAAAAACGTTAGACATCATCCGGCATTGCGCCACGGTAGAGCACACTCGGCGGTCAGTAAAAAACAAAAGCGACGAACGGGAAGAAAGGAATCGCAGAATAATTGAAGAATGGGAGCAGCACCCGAAGTTTCATAGAAAGAGAATGATGAGCAAATTTTGTGAACACTTTGATACGTTAGGCATCAAGGATGCGAGTAAATCAACCATCGGAAGGGTTATAAAAAAACATTTAAAAACAAGGAATTAAATTTTTCACGCCAGTGGTGAAAACATTTAACTAAAATCACCATTCAAAATGCCGCCATGTAATTCACTGATACATAGGCGGCATCCTTGATTATCCAAACCCTCAAAAAGAAATCCACAAGAGCGGTTCACTCCTTTGGCTCTATGCCCCGCTTGTCGAGTTCACGCCGTAACAGGCGCTTAATCCAACCGGAGCGATTATCGTCACCATCTTCTTTCATGGCGATATTGAGTCGCTCAAAAAGGTCAGCATCAAGCCTAAGCTGCACAGAAAAACGCTCTTTCTTGTTGTCATTGGTTGACATTGTAAACCCCAAAAAGAATAATGCTTTCATGATGACAATGTATACCAGTGTCATTCATAGAACAACGCCCCGAACTGCGGGAACAGTATCGAGGCGTCTAACCAACAACGTTATGGAGACTAACGCTATGGCTAAGCCGCAGTGTAACCAAACTCAACCTAAATTCACATGGCTGTTTCTGGCCGTATCTCGCTCCAATCCGCAAGATAAGCCACACCGTGAGGAGGTAATCGCCAGAAGTGAACGTGAAGCCCGTCTTTCTCTGGCTGGTCGATATGTTCTTTCCTTCGCTGGTCGCCTTCCGGCTCGCATGGAGGTTATGTAATGGCAGCTCCTACACAAACATGGACACCTCAACAATTCGACCCAAGCTATGAGCATATTCGTCTGCCAGAGGTTAAGAAAATCATTTTCAGAAGCTCAGCTTTCGTTTATGGCGAAATGGCAAAAGGTACTTTTCCGGCTGGAGTCAAACTCTCACCTGCTATCACCGTATGGCGAAAACAGGAAGTAGAACAATGGCTGATTGATTCAGTGAAAGCTAACGGCTCTGGCGTAGTGGAGAGTGCAACCAATGAATAACCGCCCTTCTTCCGTAACAGCATCTTTTGCCCGTTTAACCGACAAACGTATCACCGAGATTCTTGAGCGCGCCGAACTGTGCGACGAAAGCGTGGTGACTGATTATCGGGATATGGCGGCGGCAATGCATGAACTGCAATCCTCGCGCAAAGAGATTAGCGACCTGCGCCAAGCTATAGCCGCACTTCGCGGTGAATTTGAGGACCCCGGCAGTAAACAAGGCTCCAGTGTAGTGACGGTGCAACCAATGAATAAGCACCTTTCTACCGCATCTCCCGATACTGCTGTTTTAACGCTAACCATAACCGACGGCTGGCAGGAGGACAATTCAAAGCGTAAAACCGACATTCAGTGCTTTGGCGTAGTAACCGCTTCCAGCAATAACATTCCTGGAATTACGGTAGGCGAAACCAAAATCAGGCTGGGTGCTCGCTCCACTGACTTTAATAGTGAGCCCCCTGATATTCATGCTGGCAACGTAGTAGAGATAGCGGTTAAAAACGTCGCGGCTCACCCAGCGAAAGGTAAAGGTGCTAACTGTTACTACAGCCTAGTTCCCAATTTTGGGTTGGTAGCTCGCTCACAACCAGCAATATTACTACCAAAGAAAGCGGGTTGCTGCCTGAAACTACAGCATGCGAAGGCTAAACAATGA